TGGGCCTTATCGTGCTTTTGAGGGGTGTTGATGCTCGGGAGCTTGTTCAACAAAGATCGCAGAAAGCCAACATCGGCCAGAACATCGGCCAAGGGGCCTGAGTGGGGCAATGCCAGCATTCACGAACGCGAAGCCCTGTGCCTAACTCCAAATACACCATCAAGATTGATTGCATCGGGCATTACGTGAGCTGCAGTCATTGGGGATTGTTCCTGGTCGATTGAGAACAATGGCGAAACAATGGTTTTTGTGAAGGGGCAAAGCGGCAATCCGGGCGGAAGGCCAAAGAGTAGGCCCTTCAAGGAAGCGCTGGATCGGGCGATTAAAGCCTCTGCGGAGGGCAAGGAAGCATCGATCTCGCTGGATGATATCGCGCTGGCGCTCCTCACTAAGGCCAAGAGCGGCGATGTCCCGGCGATCAAGGAGTTGGCCGAGCGATATGACGGCAAGGTGGCCCAAGCGATTGTCGGCGATGATGACGAAGACCCAATCCGCGTTGAAACGATCAGGCGCATAATTGTCAAACCTGGACATTCAGACGGCGGAGGTGTTCCTCCCGCTGCTGCAGCCGGCTAGGTACAAGGGCGCACACGGCGGGCGTGGCTCGGGCAAGTCGCACTTTTTCGCAGAGCTTCTGGTTGAAGATTGCCTAAGAGAGCCTGGAATGCTCGCGGTATGTGTCCGCGAGGTTCAGAAAACGCTGGCTCAGTCTTCCAAGCGCATTGTCGAGAAGAAGATTGAAAGCCTTGGTGTTGGCGGTCAGTTCGAGGTTCTAAACGACCGGATTAAGACGCCAGGTGGCGGCCTGATTATCTTTCAGGGCATGCAGGATCACACGGCGGAGTCGATCAAGTCGCTTGAAGGTTTTAAGCGGGCATGGATAGACGAGGCGCAATCCCTCAGTGAGCGCAGCCTATCGCTGCTGAGGCCGACGATCCGAGCTGAGGGATCGGAGATATGGGCGAGTTGGAACCCAACGCGCGAGAATGACGCGATTGATAAGTTCCTGCGCCAGAAGAAGCCGGACAACGCCGTTGTCGTTCAGGCGAACTGGAAGGACAATCCGTTCTGGACAAGCGTTCTCGAAGAAGAACGCCAACTAGAACTGTCTCGATATCCCGAGCGATATGCCCACACCTATGAGGGCGATTACGCCGGGGCGTTCGAGGGCGCATACTTCGCAGAACTGTTGAACGCGGCGAAGCTGTCAGGCCGCATTGGTATTGTCGCTGCCGATCCGCTGCTGCCTCTGCGGGCTTACGTCGATATCGGCGGCTCCGGCGCGAATGCCGATGCTTTCACGATCTGGATTGTCCAGTTTGTTGGACAGGAAATCCGGGTGCTGAACTATTACGAAGCAGTTGGGCAGGTGCTTGGGCATCATCTCAACTGGCTGCGCGCCAATGGATACGATGGCGTAGATATCATCCTGCCGCACGACGGCGTGAACGAGAACAATATCACCGGCAAGCGGTACGAGGATCACCTTCGCGACGCGGGCTTTAGCGTTCGCGTGGTCAAGAATCAGGGCCGTGGCGCTGCATCGCAGCGTATCGAGGCTGTCCGCAGGCTTGGCCCGAAGATGTGGTTTAACGAGGCGACGACGCTGCCGGGCAGGCGAGCGCTTGGCTTCTACCACGAAAAGCGCGACGAGCAGCGGAATGTGGGCCTTGGCCCGGAACACGATTGGTCATCGCATGGCGCAGACTCATTTGGCCTGATGGCAATAGATTACGAGGAACCGAGCGCGATGCGCGCATTCAATCGAACGATCAACTACCCGCAGGCCGGTGTCGCCTAGTGGCTAAATCCAAGAAGATGGACACGCTCACGCTGACGTCCATCCTGGGATCAGAGAAGGCGAACGCGCTGGCGGCAATGTCCGCTGCGCAGCTCATGGACGAGCGCTCGCACGCGACCGATTACTACATGGGCCGCATGGAGCGGGATATGCCCGCGCAGGACGGGCGGTCCTCTACGGTGTCCATGGACGTGGCCGATACCATCGAGGGGCTGATGCCCAATCTGATGGATATCTTCGCCGGCAGCGACGAGGTTGTCCGGTTCGAGCCGGTTGGCCCTGAAGACGAGGAAGCGGCGCAGCAAGAGACGGATTACGTCAATCACGTCTTCATGCAGCAGAATCCCGGCTTCATGGTGCTGTACTCCTTCATCAAGGACGCGCTGTTGTCCAAGGTCGGGCTGGTCAAGGTGTGGTTCGAGGAGCGCGAGGAGGAAGAGCGCGAGACATACTATGATTTGACCGAAGAGCAGTTCGCCATGCTGGCGCTCGCTGTTCAGCAGTCTGACGGCGCAATGGAGATTGTCGAGCATACGATTAACGGCGCGGCGCAGGAGGCCTCAGAAACCCCGGCGCAGGAATACGCCGAGCCTGAAGAGGCGACGAGCTGATGGATATGGCCGCCTCGCAACAGCTTATGGTCCCGCCTCAGCCGGTCACCCACGACGTAACGGTCGTCACGACCAAGAAGCTGGCCCAAGTCAAGGTTATGGGCGTTCCTCCCGAGGAGTTCGGGATCGAGCGCGGCGCTCGAAGCATCAAGGACTGCAATTATTGCTTCCATGAGGTTGTCACCAAGACAGAAGGCCAGTTGATCGCGGAGGGTTTTGACGCCGAGCAGATCAAGTCTCTTTCGGACTACACCGGCCTGACCGAGATCGAGACGCTGGCGCGCGATACAGTTGCCGAGCATTTGACGGTAAACGGCTCTGGCGGCGCTAATTCCGCCTCGCGCTTGGTCAAGATCACAGAGCATTACATCAGGATGGATTACGAGGGCACGGGCCGCCCTTGTCTGTATCAGGTTATCACCGGGGGCGATCAGGGAACGATCCTGAAGCGTGACGGTAAGGACAGCATCGTCAAGTTCGATGCGATCCCGTTTGCTGCGACCACGCCAGTTCCAGTGCCGCACAGATTCTTTGGCCGGTCGATTGCAGATCTGGTCATGCCGATCCAGCGTGAGAAAACCGCGCTCAAGCGCGGCGGGCTGGATAACCTATATCTGCATAACAACCCTCGGGTTGAGGTGCCGGAGTCCACGTCAGGGACGAACACGCTGGACGATCTGCTTGTGTCGCGTCCGGGCGGCATTGTTCGCACCAAGACGCCGGGCGGCCTGCAGTGGCAGGTTGTTCCGGACATCACCGGGGCGATTTACCCGATGATGCAGTATCTCGACGCGGAGCTAGAGGCGCGGACTGGCGTTTCGCGTCAGACGCAGGGCATTGATGCCAACGCGCTGCAGAATCAATCTGCCACGGCAGTTGCGCAGGTGTTCAGCGCCTCGCAAATGCGGATGAAACTGATTGCGCGCATCATGGCGGAGGGCGTGCGGGATATGTTCTCGCTGCTCCATGCCACGATACGCAAGCATGGCCAGCAGGCTGAAACGGTGCGCCTCCGCAACAAGTGGGTCAACGTCGATCCGCGCCAGTGGAAGAACCGGATGGATATGACCATCAACGTCGGGCTTGGCTCGGGCGGTAAGGCCCAGCAGTTCGCGCAGTTGATGGCGCTGGCCGGTATCCAGGAAAAGCTGATTGCTGGCGGCAAGTCCAACCTTGTGGACGATAGCGGGATTTATAACCTCGCCGCCGAGATCACCAAGACCATGGGTCACAAAAACCCCGACAAGTTCTTTAACGACCCGACTGAGAAAGACCCGCAGACAGGTCAGTTGCTGCATCCGCCGCCGCCGCCTCCGGTTGATCCGAAGGTGATGCAGATTCAGGTTCAGGCAAAACTGGACGAGCAGGCTGACCAGCGCAAGGCCGGCATCGAGAGCGTTCAGGCGCAGGCCGATATCGAGACGCAGACCAAGAAGACCGAAGCGGAAATGGTCCAATCTGAGCGCGAGTATCAGCTCAAGGAGCGGCTGGCGCTTATCGAGGCCGATCTTGAGCGGCAGAAATTCGAGCGTGAGGAAGCCCGCAAGGAGCGCGAGTTCGAGCAAAAAATGCAGCTTGAGCGAGAGGCCCACGAACAGGCGATGCAGTCCGGCGCGTTCAAGATGGTCGCCGGCGCGCAAGCCCACGATCAGAAGATGGAAGCGGCGCAAGCCAAGCCCAAGGGTGGTGAGTGACCGATATCGTCGCTGCCTACAAGAAGACCGCAGCGAAGTTACTGGCCGATCCTGACAGCGCAGAAGACCTCGCCAACCAATACACGCTGTTAAGCACCACGCCTCGAAGTGCAGCCCAATTGGCGCTTGCGAAGCGGTGCGCGAAGCTGGCTCCGAACGAGTTTATCGCGGTGTTCAACCATGCTTCCGCGCTCATGCGATCCGGCATGGATAGCTTGGGGCAGTTCAAGGCGGCTTTGGAGATCGCGCCCGCCGACCGTGTGGCACTTACGCTGCATCATGTTGGCTTGGCGCATCATGATCGCGGCGAATACGAGACAGCGTTGAAGTATTACGAGCTATCGGCGGCGAAAAACCCCGATGAGCCGAAGATTCATCAGTCGGTCGCCATAGCCAAGCTCGCGATGGGGCGGCTGAAAGAGGGATTGTACGAGTTCGAGGTTAAACACCACCTCAAGCCTCGTAAGGCGATCACTGAGAGCGGCATTCCGTGGTGGAATGGCGAAGACCTGAAGAATAAGACGGTCATCCTGACCCATGAGCAGGGCTTTGGCGACACGTTGCAGTTCATCCGGTTTGCCGGACTGCTTAAAGACCGCTGCAAGGCGCTGATTTTCTCCGGTCCTGAGTCGTTAGCGCCTCTGATCGCAGAGCAATTCGACTGTTTCGATGATGTGATTAACGAAGCCGGGCCGTTCAAGGCCGATTTCGTCACATCACCGATGGCCGCAACCGCCCTTATGGGCATCGAATACAAGGACGTCACCGGTCTCGCCTACATGGCGACAAAGCCGATGGAATTGCCGAAGCGAGGCAAGATCAAAGTCGGGCTTTCGTGGAAAGGTTCGCCCGGTTACGCCAACGACGGCCTGCGATCTGCGAAGCTGGAAGATTTTTGCCCGCTGTTCGATCTGCCCGGTGCGGCGTTTTACTCGCTGCAGGTTCAACCTGGTCCGCAGGAGATATCAAACCTCGGGCTGGACGGCTTCATCGCCGATTTAGGTTCGACGCTGGGTGACTGGCGCGACACGGCGGCTGCAATCGCGGCGATGGACGTACTCGTTGCGACTGACAGCGCCAATGCCCACATGGCGGGCGCTCTCGGCAAGCCTGTTTTGCTGGTGCTTGGCAAGGCTCCGTGCTGGCGCTGGATGAAAGGCGACAGAACGCCTTGGTATTCAGGCCACAAGATATTCAGGCAGGCCACGGTCGATCAGTGGCCGATTGAAGCGGTGCGCAGAGAGCTAGAGGGGATGCTCAGTGGTCGATGAACACAAGCTGCTGCGCGATCAGGCCCGCGCTGTCGGCGCGCAGGCGTTGCTAGAGAATGAACTGTTCAACGAGGCGTTGGAGTCCATCGAGCGCGATCTGATCGACGCATGGAAGGCGACGCCGCCACGTGACACCGACGGCCGGGAACGCTGCTGGGCTGCAATCCAGCAACTCGGCAAGATTAAGGGCTTCGTTGAAACCGTCTTGCGCGACGGGAAATTGGCTGCTGCGCAACTGAAGGAAATTGCCGAACAACCAAAGCGAGGGCTTTGGGGTGGCTGATCGGAAACCGCACCCTAGTGGTAAGCCGATTAGGTCACAGAAGATCGGGGTCAGGTCCATTTGGCGTGTTCCTGACGATGGATACGTGAACCCACGTTTGAGGGCGAAGGATTTGCCCAATGCAATCGGGTTCACGGCGCGCATTTGCGCGGACGACGAAGAGTAACCTCACAAAGGACCATTTATGACCGACCAAACCGGCGCTCCCGCTGGCGAATCCGCCGCGCCCGCTATTGAGGACACCTCCGAGCTTTCCCTTGAGGAAGCCCGGCGCATGATTGACGCGGCCAATGAGCCGCTACCTGCCGAAGGCGCGGATGACGCGACCGCAGATGAACCGGAATTGTCGAAAGACAACGCCGCCCCTGAAAAGGAACCCGGCGAAGAACCCGAGGAAGCCGATCCGGAAGAAGAAAAACTTCCGCCCATCGAGCGACCGAGGTCTTGGGCAAAGGAACTGGACGAGGAGTGGGCTTCCTACCCTCGCGAGGCGCAAGAGAAAATTGCGAAGCGCGAACAGGAACGAGACGCCGCAATCCGCCGGAGCCAAAACGAGGCTGCTGATATCCGCAAGGCCGCAGAGGCTGAGCGGGAGCAGGCAGCAAAGGCAAGGCAAGAGTACGAGGCCAAACTACCGGCCATTATGCAGGCGCTTCAGGACGCGCAGGCTGGGGCATTCTCGGACATCAAGACGATGGACGATGTGACCCGGTTGGCGAGTGAAGACCCTTTCCGATATCTCCAATGGCAGGCTCACCAGCAAAAGCTGCAGGCTGTCAATCACGAGTTGGAAAAGGCCAGCGAGCGTCAGTCTCAGGAACATCAGACCAACTGGCAAAAGCTAGTCTCTGAGGAAAACGCCAAGTTTATCGAGCGCGTTCCCGAGTTTGCAGACAAGGCCAAGGCACAAGAACTCACGACAAAGGCCGTGGATCGGTTGACTGATCTCGGCTTCACGCAGAACGAACTTGCTGATTTGGCGAGTGGGAAGTCGCGGCTTCCCATCTACGACCATCGAATTCAGCAACTCCTCGTTGACAGCTTGAAGCTGGCAGAGATTCAGAACGCCCCAAAGGCCGTCGCAGCCAAGCCATTGCCGCCAGTACAGCGGCCCGGCGTAGCCAGAGGCGCGGGCAACCCCGACTCTGAACGCCTCCAAGCCCTCGAAAAACAACTCACAGCAACAGGCGACATGAAGATTGCCGCGCAAATCCTCGAACTGAGGAATGCGCAGCGCAGTCGTCGCGCATCATAAGGACTACTCACTATGGCTTTCCAGGCTGGAACCCTCGCGACTTACCAGGCTATCGGTAACCGCGAAGACCTCACCAACATGATCTACCGCATCGCTCCGACCGCGACCCCGTTTGTCAGCGGCATTGAGCGCGAAGCGGCTACTGCCACGCTCCATGAATGGCAGACCCAGGACCTCGCGGCTGCGGCTGCCAACGCACAGCTTGAAGGTGACGATCCGACGACCAACACCGCGACCGTCACTGTTCGACTGAACAACGTGACCCAGATCAGCTACAAGGTTGCCCGCGTGTCCGGCACCCAGCAGGCTGTGAAGCACGCTGGTCGCTCGAACGAACTGGCCTATCAGGCGATGCTCAAGGGCCTCGAACTGAAGCGCGACATGGAAGTTGTCGTTGCCGGCACCAACCAGACCAAGGTTACCGGCGACACCACGACCGCCCGCACCACGGCGTCGGCTCTGTCGTGGATCAAGACCAACACCAGCATCGGTGGCGGCTCGGGTGCTGACCCGACCACCTCGGGCACCACGACCCGCGTTGACGGCACGCAGCGCGCGTTCACTGAAAGCCAGCTCAAGACTGTTCTGTCTTCGATCTGGACGCAGGGTGGCAATCCGGACACCATCATGACCGGAGCGTTCAACAAGCAGGTGTTCTCGACCTTCACGGGCCGTGCATCGCCTATTCAGGACGCGAAGTCGAAGAAGATCACGGCGTCGGTCGATGCCTACGAATCGGACTTCGGCACCCTGAAGGTGGTTGCCAACCGCTTCACCCGTGCGCGTGACGTGCTTGTTCTGGAAATGGACAAGTGGGCGCTGGCGTTCCTCAACGGTCGCAACATGATCCAGATTGATCTTGCCAAGACCGGCGACTCGGATCGCCGTCAGGTGCTTGCCGAATACGCTCTCGTTTCTCGCAACGAAAAGGCGAGTGGCGGCGTGTTCGACCTCACCACGTCGTAAGCCTCTCAACATCAACCCTATGGGCGGTCCTTCGCGGGGCCGCCTTTTCTTTTGGAGGCTTAAATGGCACTTCCGACTAATCATCCCCTGTTGAAGGAGCAGACGTTTACTGCTTCGACCAACTCCATCGCCAGCACGCCGCTTGCCTGCGCCATTCGCGCTCCGTATCGCGGCATTATCGTCTCGATTGGCGGCGTGTCTCACGGCGCGTTCACGACCGATTGCTCCGTGGCTGTCGTCATCAAGGCGGCTGTCGCGGGCGGCACCGCTCCAGGCTCCGGCACGGCTATCACTGGATCGCCGCTGGTTCTCACCGCCTCCAATTCGGCGGCCGGCACCAGCTCGTCCTACGTTCCGACCGGCGCGAATGTCGTCAATGAAGGCGATCTGATCGTGTTCACGCCTTCGGGTTCGACCGGCACCACCATCGGCGGCACGTTCTCGGCAACGATTCAGGCGATCTAACATGGCAATGTTCGAGAAACAGGCGTCGTCCCGCGTCGGAACGACTCAGGTCATCGCTTATGACGCAAGCGCGGCGATTACCAACGCATTCGGGGCGCAGACCTACCAGATCAGGCTTGTCTCGAACTCTGCTTGTCACTTCAAGATCGGAGATGGGGCGCAGACAGCTACCACCTCCGATCCATTTCTTCCCGCGAATTGGGAAACCACCGTTACGGTTTCGCCGGGGCAGCGGATTTCTGCGATCAAGGCGGCGACTGGCGGCCTTGTGACCGCAACCGCTGGCTCGCTCTGGGTCACGGAAATGCTCTGATGGACGATTTGATCGTCAAGCCTCACTTCGACAGCAACGGTCAAGACCTGGCTATCGAGCATGTGCAGGACATCGAAGACATCATGGAGAACAACAAGGTTCTCCGCACGATGGACCAGAAATCAGATTGGGGCCGTCACATCGCGACGATTCCGAACGTGATTTACCTTCGATGGCTCAACGAGGAGCACGACAGAGGCAACACGTCTCTGCGCATGTACTCGAAAGAGTTTGATGAGATCGTTCACAAGAAGCTGAAAGACCCGGAATGGGCGTTTCTGCGGACGGACAAGCCCGCGCTGATTACAGGTTGGCAGGGCTGATGGCGATTAGCACCTACGCCGAGTTGCAGACAGCGATTGCGGAGTGGCTTGGGCGAGAGACGGACGCGAGTATTATTGCTCGTGCGCCAGACTTTATCCGGCTGTTTGAGGCGAAGGCAAATCGCGAGCTTCGCTGCAATCAAATGGAGAAGCGATCCACGACAACGGTGGATATGGGTTCGGCAGAGCCGGAATTTATCAGCCTCCCGACTGATTTTCAGGCCATGCGCAGGGTTCGATTGACCAGCGTCGATGCCAAGCCGCGCCTGCAGTATCTCAGCGGCGTCCAAGCTGATGAGAAACGCTCCCGAATGGCTGACGTGGCAAATCAGCCTCTCTACTTTACGATTTTCGGAAACGAAATCGAACTGATCCCGACGCCGGACACGGACTATACGATTGAGATGGTCTATCGCGCGTATATCGGGCCACTCAGCGACAGCAACACGTCAAACTGGCTTCTGGACCTCGCGCCCGATGCCTACCTGTACGGCGCGTTGCTGGAAAGCGCCCCGTACATCAAGGAAGATGCCCGCATTCAGACGTGGGCTACCGGCTACAAGTATGCCGTTGATGGCCTGAACCAGCTAGCGCAGGACCAGGTTTACAACGCCGGGCCTTTGGTGATGGGCGTGTCTGGGGTGACGCCATGATGGTTGTCCGTGGCCGCGCAAAGTCATCGAGTATCAGCGCAACAATCATCCGCGCTGACGGAAGAACAGAACAACTTGGCATCATCGCCTATTGGCACCGCAATCCGATCATGCGGCTGCTCGGCAATGCCTTTATTTCCCTCAAGGAGAAATTCAGATGGTAGCGCGCGTTCAAAACAACGGGCTGGCGCGTATTACGTCGCTGCTCTCTGCGGCGTCTTGGTATCTTCAGTGGGGCACTGGCTCCGGCGCGGCTGCAACTGCTAACGTTGTCACCACGACCTCAACGACTGAGGCGCGCACGTCTGCAACGACTGCGCAGGGCACGACCACTGTCACGAATGACAAGCTGGTGCTGACCGGAACGATTACGGCGGCTTCCACGCGAGCCATTACGGAGGTTGGCGCTTTCGATGCTGCTGGTTCCGGCTCTCCGCCGACTGGCGGCAATATGGACATTTACGGCGACTTCTCGGTCATCAATCTTGGCTCGGGTGACTCCATCGCCTTCACGATCAATACGACGTTCTCCTAAGAGCTAATGCCCACAATCCAGTCGTTTACGTCCGGCTCTGGGACGTGGACGGTGCCTGCTGGCGTCACGTCGGTTGACTTTCTGGTTGTCGGCGGCGGCGGCGCGGGCGGCTCGAATTCATCGAACAACGCGGGCGGCGGCGGCGGTGCTGGCGACGTAGTTACTGGAACGCTGTCAGTAACGCCTGGTGCTGGCATCTCCTACTCGGTCGGTGCTGGCGGCACAGCAGTGTCGGCTGGCCGAGGCAACAAAGGAGCAGATAGCACTTTTAGCACCGTAACCGCCAAGGGCGGCGGCGGCGGCGGTACGCGTACCGTTTCATCTGGAGCCGGTAGCTCAGGCGGCTCGGGTGGTGGTGCAGCTACCAACTATTCCGGCTCCACTATCGCAGGAGGTAGCACCGGCACCAGCTCTGGTGGCACCTCGCACCAATTCGCGGGTGGCTCGAACACTGACTCATCGGGTGGCGGCGGCGCGGGTGGTGGTGGCGCAAGCGCCGCTGGTACAAATCACGGTGCTTCATCTAACGGCACGAATGGCGGCGCGGGATTCGCGTCCTCTATTTCCGGTTCTTCTGTAACTTATGGCGGTGGCGGGGGTGGCGGGGCGTTTGGCGCGAACTCTCCAGGTAGTGGCGGCTCGGGCGGCGGCGGAGGCGGTGGAGCGAACACAAGCGCGGG